ACGATCCTGAAGAATGGCGAGGAGTACTGGAGAGGCGAGATCAAAGACATCTCCTATGACTTTGCAAAGATTGCAAACGTCTACTGCTTGGAAGATCTGGCATGGCTCGCTGATGAGTACATGGCACCCGTCAGACTTACCACAGAAACCTACGCACAGAGATTTACCGCAGCAATTACCGCATACAATGCGAATCGCTCTGCTGATCGTCAATTTACGGTTGGATATATCACAAATAAGGTTGATACATCAAATTGTAATTGGACTACGGAGTATGATTGGAGCATTTTAGATTCCCTGCGGAATTGCATCTGCGGTGACACTGGATTCATCCGGGTGCGCAGAGTGACGAGCGGTGGAGTGGTAACAAGGTACATCGACATCGTGCGCTTGCAGGATTACGGTGTGCAGGCTACACAGAGCATCGAATACGGCTATAATCTGCTGAATTATGTGAAAGAGTCAGATTATGGCAATCTCACGAATGTTCTGACTCCGTACGGTGCAGAAATCGAAGGCACGCAGGTATATGAAGATTATACAGCCAGAGTGCAGGGCACTACCATTACGAATGCGGCAAGCGTTACTGCTTATGGCAGGCACGCAAAGGCTGTGATATTCGATGGTGTTTCTGATGTGGATGAGCTGAATGCTCTTGCTAGTGCTTACCTGACACGGTACTGTCAGCCGCAGCTCACCATGGAAGTGGAAGCGGTTGATCTCGGAGAGATCGAGAATGTGGGCGCGATTAATATTGGTGACTCTGTTCACATTGTGGCGAAACCGTTTGCAGTTGATCAGTGGCTGTATCTCACGCAGATTAAACGTGACTTACAGAATCTCGATAAAAACAAGATCACGTTATCAGGACACGTCCAGAGCCATAGGACTCTGACATCGCAATCGAATGAGGCGGTTGAGGCGGTCCGCAGTATGCCTTCGCGTGATAGTCTGCTCGAAGCGGCAAAGCATAATGCATTGGAGATCCTGAATGGCGAGAATGGCGGATATGTGACACTCGAAACGAATTCTGATAATCAGATCACAGAGCTGCGAATTGCCAATAATCTGGACTATAACGAGGCAACGAAGTGTTGGAGATGGAATCTCGGCGGTCTTGCTTACTTGTCAAGAGCCACAAAGAATGATCCATGGAATGTTGTGACTGCTGCAACAATGGATGGCTCAATAGTCGCAGACATGATCAAGTCAGGCACCATCAACGCGATTGATATAAACGGTTCGACAATTACCGGCTCACAGATGCAATGGGTGGACGGTAGCGATAATAACCTTGGTTATGTTGGATGGAAAAACATCATTTCGGGTGTTGACACTCTGGAATTCTACTCGAGCAGTCATATCAATATGAAATGTGCGTCAAACGGATATGGCGCTTTTAATCTGCAAGGTAGTATGTCTGTTACGCGAAGCATCAGCTCAAGCATGAACATCAATGCGGCTGGAAAGTTTTATCAGAATGGCCTTGAAGTGCCGGTCACTTACAAGAATGGCCTTGGTTTAGGTTTAGTAGAATCTGGCGGTGACAAATATCTCGGTGTCTATGTAAATGGATCTGTCGAGGGTGTTGTCAGATTATCATAAAAATGAAGGGAGTAGAAAATGGCTGATATTTCAAGTTATTTAGCGGACATTATGGCGGCTGTCTATGGTGAGGACGTGCGCGGCTCTATCCATGATGCCATTGAGATCATCAATGATGTGTCAGAAGTGGTACTCACAACGGGTACGGCTGTTACCGGGCCGACATCATCGAGTACTGGATTCTATGATGATTCTCTGTACTTGAACACAAGCACCATGGAATTGTGGAAATGCGTTGGCACAAATCTCTGGCAGAGTCAGGGTGTGCTGAAGGGAGATCCCGGTGCAGCAGGTGTGGGGATCAGCAGCATTGATCTGACATCAACTGCCGGACTCGTTGATACTTACACTATCACTTACACAGATGGCACAACCACAACGTTTACTGTCACAAATGGTCAGGACGGTACGGATGGCACAGATGGTAATAAGTGGTACAGAGGCACTGCGATTAGTGGCAAAGACCCGAATCCCACGGTATTTAGTGGATCAGGAATCACACTCGCAAACCCGAATGATTTCTACCTGAATCCCACAGAGGGTGCCGTGTACCATTGTGTGACGGGTGGTAACGCATCAACTGCTACATGGAGCTATGACTTTACCATGACCGGCGGTGGCGGCGGTGGCACGTCAAATTATAACGATCTGACGAATAAGCCGCAGATCGCAGGCACTACGTTGTCAGGTAATAAATCTCTGGCTGATCTTGGGATTCAGGGCGCTCTTACCGCAGGCAATGGTATTGATATTACGGGAAGCACCATCAGCGCTGACATGGGTACAACTGGCACCACGGTTGCAGCAGGTAATCACACGCACTCTGCTTCCATTGCGACAAGTTCTGGCACTTCTGACTTGGATCTTTCCGCAAATTCGAAGTACTCGCTCACAATGGGCGGCAGTTCGGTAATATTTAAGACTCCGCCGAATCCGAGTGTGCCTGATGAGCTTGCTGATCTGACCGGGGATGTGAGTATCAGCACTCCGCAACAGAATCAGATCCTGCAATACAACGGATCGAAATGGGCAAATGCGAATATGCCTACTATTCCGACCGTAGATCAGACATACGATTCATCCAGTGCTAACGCACAGAGTGGTACTGCTGTTGCAGGCGCTATATCAGGAAAACTTGATGGCGAGGTTGCAAGACTTGGTACTTCTGCGGATGGTCAGACAGTTGCATTCCAGAATGTGGACTTGACGAAAGCCTACGATCTGTTTGCGGATCTCGGCACTTCTTATAACGGTCCGCCGGTTGGATATAGCAATGTGCAAATCGCAGTTACATCCGGGGACATGGGCACCATCACATTCACACTCGTGAATGGCGCTGCGAACATGAATTTTGAGTTAGTACGCATTGGATCATAAACCACTTACAGAGAGGAGAGATAATATGGAAACAAAATATTTCTTAACAGAGGCATATCGGTACAAAGAGAGCGGCAACTGGGAGTATAAGGCAGTAGGCATCTACAATAATCTGTATGATGCTAAAAACGCATTTCACTCTCGCAAAGCTGCTATCACAAAGGCAAGCAATGATTTTGCAATGGTTCTGCTGTTTGATATGTATGGCAATAAAGTCATGAGCGATTATGACAATACCTATGAAGCACCGGAACCGAACGAAGAATAATTGACGTTCGTCAAGTAAATTGCGCGTTGGCTGAAAAATGTTGACGTGCGTAAAGCATTTTAGACCTTCTTAAAGTGGTGCGTCTTGGCCAAAAGGCGCACCGTGAAGGAAGGGGAAAGGGCACAAGAAATGGCTAGGATACGGGCTAATATGGCAATAGGCGGGGGCAGTGGTAACGCTGTAAGTGGCGACGGTTTCTATGATTCAAGTAATGTTTATCAGACGGAAACGTCAGACGGACAAGACATGAGAATCGAAACGGGTCTGACAACTGTTAAGCGATTTATGTTTATGGCTATTCCAAAATATAGCGGTTACAGATCTTACAGACAAGTGCTTGAATATGACGCAGACGTTGATTCTTCAAATTATGGTTGTTGTTGCATTTATGGGTCTGCTGGTTATGGTGGCGTTCCGCTAGCAATCGGTACGCAAAGCAACGCTTTTGCTTTTCGCGTTATGAGTATAAGCGGCGGCACAATCACGCTTAAATCTGCGGCAAATGCGTATTACGGCGCTTGCGATAATATTCATTGGTACGCAGAATAAAATCCCTTCCTATCTGGAAGGGAATGAAGGGGGCATAAATGGCACTAGACTATTTCATCTGCTTTCTATTAAAGCACATACCGAACGGTAAAATCGAACGGTGGTTTATTAGGGTGCTGATGAAGTTAAGAGCATAAATACAAAGTAGTGGCGGAATAGGTAGACGTATGATTGTGGTTTCGATATGCGGTTGTGTACAGACTAATGAACCACGGGAAACTAAAGCATATCATGTAAGGTGCGAATCCTTACCTACTTTGAATTTTAAGGGGGCATAAATGACACTTATCATTATCCTTTGCGCTTGCGAAGCGGTGCTTTTTGTTCTGAATTGGATTGAATTCGTCGAAAGAAGGGGGAAGGACTAAATGTCAAACAAGGTTTATGACGTTTTGAAATATATCGCACAGATCGCGCTTCCGGCTATCGGGGCGCTTTATTTTGCGTTGAGCCAGATATGGCCGCAATTGCCGTACGGACAGGAAATCGTCGGCACTTTAACGGCGATTGACTGCTTTTTAGGGGCGCTTCTTGGCATTTCAACGGCTATCTACAACAAAGGGGCGGAAAAATGACCGAATCAATTATTGTGGCGCTTATAACGGGCGGAATAACGCTTATAGGAACGGCGCTTTCGAATTGGCTGAATCATTCGAAGACAATATATCGGATAGATCAGCTCGAGAAGAAGGTTGAGAAGCACAACAATCTCGTGGAGCGCATGTATATTTGCGAGGGGCAGT